AGCTCTTCAGGATCTTCGTAATCTTCAAACTTACGTTTAATAGCAGTAAAAGCAGAATAAGCAAGACGCTTAGCCGAATCACCGTACTTAACTAATGGATTAAGATGACGTTTGCGTTGCCGAATTCCTTCGGTCAACATGAAAAATGAGACAATTTTAATTTAGTATTCAGCGCCAGCAAGAGTGCTGGCGCCAAATTAAAAATTTAAATTTTTGACTTGAAGCAAAAATTCTCGGGGTGGGTAATATATGACCACCCCGAGACGTCTGAGCACGCGCTACCCTGAGAATTTCGGTTTCGTTATTCGTTTAGGCCGTTCCGGCAGGGGAGTCTGCAGGGCTAGCGCCCTGCGCGTTTTATCGCTAATGAGTATATGGATATAGAAAAGATAAGAAAATCAACTTGAAGCAATTAGGGATGAGCCCGTCGGCATCGGCATCGGGCCGACCGGGGAAGTCCCTAGCCGTGGTCGGTGGACCGGCGAAATTATTACATGTTATCTACACATAAAAATAGATGTCATAATTCAAACCGCTTTCAATGGATTCTAAAGATGATGCCGACAAACCTGGATTCAAAGCAAGAGACTTCTGCATTACAAGCTACGATGAAAATCCGCCTTGTTTCGACGTCGACTCCATGCACTACCTGGTGTATCAGCAAGAAATTTGTCCTACCACTAGAACAAGACACTGGCAAGGATATGTGGAATTCAAAACTCAACGATCTACTCGTAAAGCTAGCCAATTACTTGGTCTTGACAAAAAGTGGTTATCAGCCAGACGTGGTACTCGTGAACAAGCTAGAGATTATTGTCTCAAGAACGATACAAGGGAGGGAAATTCAATACCCAAAGAATTCGGCCAATGGAGAGATAATCCAACGGATGGAAAAGGTGGCGGTAACTTATCTGCAATCATCATGCGCATTCGAAACGGTGGAACTCTACGAAACATTGCCAACGAGTATCCAAATGAATTTATCCGATATAGCAAGGGAATTAAGGAGTATTACTATGAAACTCGACAAGATAAGGAATGGTTTACACCATTCTGGGTACTTCATGGCAGCAGCGGGGTTGGGAAAACAGAATATATTTATAAAACGTTTGGAAAGTCAAATTGTTTCTTCAAAGCAAAAGGAAGATGGTTTGACGGATATAGAGGACAACCAATAGTTGTAATTGATGAATGGGAAAAAGATGAGGAATTTACCTATAAAAATATACTGGAATTATTCGATGCTAGGCCAATTAAAGTACCAATCAAAGGAGGATTTGACAGTTTCAGAGCAAAATTAATAGTATTTAGTTCAACAAAACACTACAAGGAGATATTCAACTTATTTCCACAATATGATGATAAAGGTAATGATGTTACTTACAAAGAATTCGAAAGACGTATAGATTTCTATAAAGACACTTGGGAAGATATGGAATTGATCATAAACAATTACCAACCAAGGGAAAAAATAATCCCTGAAAATTTACCCAGTTTAATACCTGAAATTTATAAAGAACAAGAAATATTAGAATGTCTAGAGGAACTAGAACAAGGCAATAGAATTGATGAATGGGAAAACTTCTTTGCTGATGCAGAAAGATTAGAAAACATTCACAGAGAAAGAGATTATAATATACAAAGACAACAACATGATATAATAGATTTATCTCAAGAAGATATTGTACAATAAATGATTATGTTGGAGCCACAACACTTGCGTAATTATTACTTGCTAAATTACTAACACCAACATCATGCATAGGCATAACAACGAATGAAGGAGAAAGATTGGAATTATAAGTGACATTAGGAGTACTATGAGAAACAGCATTAGTCTGATAATAAGGATAAGTACCAGGATTCAATTGAGTAGCCGTCTGCTTATTTTTATAAGCATATGTATAACAAACATAATGAGAAACATCACACAGAGCCTGAGCAGGAGCACGAGCTGGAACAGTTTGACCAGAAACCAATGCATTTGAAATACCTGTTTCACCTTCAATAGAGCACATGACAAATAAATCCCCAGCACGATGAATATAAGCATAAGCATTAGCTGAAGTAAGATAACGCTGCCCAGGAATATAATAATTACCTGTCTTAAAAGTAAATGATTTGTGAGCACCAGGAGATAACCAAAAGAATTTCTTACGAAGAATACGTTCATAGTTCACAAAATCAGGTGCCATATATGGATTAAACCCAGGATCAAATATACCTCCTTGTTGATCCGAACCATCTGTATATGCACTTTTAAAATATATAATAGGATCATCACCAGGAACAGTAAAGGTAACAGGACCAGTAGGGTTTGTAGTCATAGTCTGATCAGTAGTACCAGTAGCATTATTAATATCAATACGGGATTTGCAAATATACATACCGATTTTAACTCGATAACCAGTAGGGTTTTTAAACTTAAGTTTCATAAACTGATTCTCAACAGACAATTGATATTGATGAGGATTAGTATCACCAGTAGCAGTAAGAACATTAGTAAACATTTGACTAATAACATACGGATCTTTAAGCCAAGCCATAGTTCTCCAACCAACAGAATTGGATCCCAAAGCACCATAAGCATTTGTCGATGAAGTAACATTGGATGGAGTCCATATACAAACAGAACCTTCGACACGAAGACGTTGACAATTAGGAATAGGTAACCTTCTCAACTTTGTTCGAAGGGTTTTTCGGAAGATTCTTCGTTTTCGTCCGCCGAAAGATCTTCGAAATCGTCGTCGGAAAGCTGGACGTCTCCGTCCAGCGAATCGACGGCGTCTTTTAACTCTTGAAGAGCGCGGAAGACGAGTTTTATATCTGCGCTTATACCCATAACGGCGCGGCATAATGCTTGTACGGACGAGATTGTTCCGGATTGTTCGTCGGATTTGGAATCGACGTTGCCGTTTGGCGTTTTGAGGGTTCTCTGAGAATCGATGGCCACGTTTAGATTGGCCAGACTTCGACGTAATGGGTTGATCGGAGTACTTGGCCTCGAGGAGTGATCCAAGTCCATAAGAAAGAGGGATGGAAGCAGCAAACGCACCGGCGCCTTTAAGATACTTCGGAAGCTCTTCAGGATCTTCGTAATCTTCAAACTTACGTTTAATAGCAGTAAAAGCAGAATAAGCAAGACGCTTAGCCGAATCACCGTACTTAACTAATGGATTAAGATGACGTTTGCGTTGCCGA